AAAATCACAGGTCAAAGAATGATCAAAGGATACGGCAACAAGCAGTCCAAGGAGATGTCTAAGTAATGGCAGAAAAACTATATACTGACTACGATTATTATAAAGATCCAACGACTGGAAAGTGGAAATTTTATGATTCAGAGATTGGATGGAGCACTGTCAATAATCTTTCCGAATTCGTAAAGAAAAATGGAAAGGTGGTTGAACCACCTGCACAAATGACAGAGGCAGAAAAAGCTGCTGCAGAACAAGCTTCGTTAGAAGCAGCAGATGATTCTGGTCTTGCTGCCATACAAACTGGTGGAAGTAGGCATGTATCTACATTAAAAGTATCACTTGGTAAATACGACCCACCTAAAACTAATGTAAGTGACACTAGTGCTCTAAGATATCCAAGCGAACCTGGGATTGATTCAAATTCTGACTATGTTGCTTTTGAATTCTTTAAGTATTTGCCTCCGTTTGGAGGAACACAAGCTGCAAATCAAAGAACTGGATCTACCAATATTGCAGGTCAAGAAGCAACTGGAAGATATTATGATTACAATCAAGCTGGTCAATATGAACCAGTAGATAGTTACAGTAACATTCTTTTGTATATGCCAGAAGATATTTCTACTGGTTTCAGAAGTAACTGGGGTGGTAAAGCGTTTAGTAATTTTGCTAGAGATGCCATCACTGGATTATCAGCTGAAAGTATTATGGACAAATTAGGAGGGACTTTAAAGAGTTCTCTTAGCAGTCTGGATAGAACAGTTCCAATGGGTGGAGCAGCTGCTATTAGAAAAACTCTTAGTAAAATTACTGGTGATAGTTTATCAAACGATGATATCTTTGGTGCTGTCTCTGGGTCTGTCTTAAATCCAAATGTCGAACTTCTATATCAAAGCACAGATTTAAGAAATTTTCAGTTAAACTTTAAATTAGTTCCAAGAGACGAAAAAGAAACTCCTATAATCAATAGTATTGTTCAGCAGTTTAAAAAATGTATGCTTCCATCTAAAACTCCTGGCAAAGTTCTAGGGCAAGTATCACCAGGAATTGTTGGTGGATTTATTGGGGTTCCAAATCTCGTTAAAGTTTCTTTCATGAAAGGTGCCGATCAGCATCCTTTCTTACCAGTTTTTAAAATGTGTGCTCTAACTCAAGTTGATGTAAACTACACCCCAGATGGTGCTTACGCTACATACAGAGATGGTCAGCCAGTTGCAATGACATTAACATTAAATTTCCAAGAAACTAAACTGGTATTTGCAGAAGATCTAGATCAAGGTATCCGCTAATGTATTTTTCAATCGTTCCCAATATCTCATACGATGAGAAACCAATCAGTTATCCTTTTTCAGAATCTGATTTCGTAACTGCAAAGAATTTCTTTCGCAGATACAAAATTAACGAAGATGTTTTTTCTAACGTAGTATACTTTCAAAAGTATTCAATCACTGAAGGTCTTCGTCCCGATCAACTAGCTGATACTTTGTATGGTAATCCATTCTATGATTGGGTAATCTTACTAGTCAATAACATGGTCAATGCACAATATGACTGGCCACTTAATAACTATGAAATCTACAAAGTATTAGAAAGCGAATACGATGATCCATATGGAACTATTCACCACTACGAAACCTATGAGATTGCACAATATCCTGCTGGATTGCATGTAGATGCACAATTTTATAATTCTACGCACAAAATCAATGTAGATGGAACAGTAGTGACAAAAAATGGTAACGAGATTTGTCGTCCCGTTACCATTGCCGAGTGGTTTACTGCTGAGAATGAGAAGAAGAGAGAAATCTATCTTCTCAAACCAGCATATGTTCAATCATTTGTAGATGATTTCAGAAAGCAGAACCTCTACAAGAAATCTGGAAATTATATCAACCAGAGACTAAAAGCGACTGGTTGATCTTTTTCAGTCAATTTTTGGCGGAAAAATTTTTTCCAGATTTATGTAATCGTTAATCGAAATTTGAAATGATACGCTTACACTCTTTCAAGTTTTGCTTACAGAAGGCATGAACATAACTGTCAACATCTGTGCTCATAGTATAGTGAGAGTGAGTGTGAAGTCCCTGAACTAAGATCAGGAACCCCACAACCAACAAGTTGAACTGAGTAACTGGATGAAGTAATACCTTCAGGTATTTCATCAGTCCTCTTCAGCAAGGCGAGCGAAGTAAGACAGCGCATCGTCATCATCAACGACTGCCTCTTCCTTCACAGGAGAGGGAGCAGCAGAGACACGAGAGCGGAACGACGAAGGTTCAGGAGCAGCGACAGGCTCATACTCTTCGTCCTCAATGCTAGGAACAGCAGCGCGTTGAGCGATGCCGAGCACCATGTTCAGGCGACGCTCAAGATCCTCGTAGGACTTGAACTGGTCTTTAGAAGTGAACGCTTCCAGAGAGTGCTCGGACTTCCAGATGCCTTCCAGTTCAGTGTCATCAGCACTCAGGGCAGAGACACTATCGAACTCGGAACTATCGTAGTTCCAGTAACCAGCAACCTTCTTGATCTTCAGTTTGAAGTTAGCACCTTCCCAAAGATCGAAAACATTCACGGGGTCTTCATCTTGAAACTCAGGTTGCATCGCAGCAAGGATCTTGTCATGGATCTTCTTGCCATACTTGTAGAGGAACACACGACCCTCGTTCTCAGGGTTCTTAGGATCCTTCACGACATAGATGTTGCTGTAATACTGGAGCTTACGCTTCTGCTTACGAGCAGTCTCTTTGTCTTCATCACTACCGCTGTTCCAGAGACGGCGGTTGACTTCACCAACGGGATCCTTCTCGTTGAGAGTGGTCAGGGAGTTTTCAATATACCACCCACCAGGACCTTGGAAGGCATGGGAGTAGACTTTCGCCCAAGGCACAGTTTCACCTTCAGGGGCGGGGAGGAAACGGATAACAGCATACCCGTTGCCAGAAGCGTCAACCTCTGGTTTCCAGAAACGCTCATCAACGTTCTTGCCGCTGGATGATTTCTCTAGTTCCTTCTGAAGGAAGGAAAAGTTGTTCTGGGATTTACGCTTCAGATCTGCGAAAGACATAGGATTTTCTCGGATTAGTTTGGATTTGGTTTGTGTGATGCCCTATCACTCAGTCATTATACAAGGGCACAGGGTCGGGCGTCAACCCCCTGTGCCACTTTGCAGTTTGTCCTTCATGAACTGGACTTTCTGCAGCAGTTCGTCGAACATCTGCTCGACGGTGGTGCCTGGGGTGGCACCAAGCATAATAATACCCTGCTTCATGGTCTCTAGGACAGAGACTGCCTCAGGATCGTCACTCAACTTAATACGGAAGTAGAAAGTCTTCTGCTTCTCAATCAGCAGTTCAAGTTTCTCAAAGTATTCCATCTTCCTCTCGTCATCGAGAAGAACAAAGTTCATGGCAGATCTAAAACAGAACTGCTGTAGTTCCATCATCTCTTGGATGTCACCACGGACTAATTCAGATTGAAAGAAGCTCATACTAACATCAACTTTGCGCGACTGGTTTTCTTCATGAAGTTAAGTTGTTGTGCCTCGTAACGGAGTTTCTCCTTTAGAGGTTTGCTGATCAACTTGTTAACACTATCTAGTTCAATTTCGTTTAACTCACAGTAGTGGATAACCGAATCAATATAATTCATGTCTGGATTGTGCAATGCAATCTTCTCCACTTCCTGCGAAAATCTCGCAGCGGTCATAAATTTATCCTCTAATAATTGTTTTTTCTCCATATCGTTCCTGATACTCCGCGATGTAACTCATTAGTTTGATAAAGAATTCTTTCTTAGGTGGAAGCACCTTGACTTGAGTTTCGCCGTTTTCACATGCAACGATCGTCACGAGTTGCTTAACACTCAACCCGTAATTTTCTTGAAGCATACAAGCGTATGCTGTTTCTTGAACGAAGTAGTCATAAAGATATTTTTCACGCTTGGGTTCTGCTGCTGTCTTGAAATCGATAATAGACAACACGCCGTCGAACTCAGCGATACAATCTACACGCCCAGCAATCTCTAAATGTTTAGAGTAGAGCGCCGCTTCCTGTAAGTAAATATTATTTATGCGGTCTAAAATATCCCTAGAATGCTGGAACATTAGAACGGGAAGCGGGAACTTACTATACTTCTTCAAGTCAAGATCGTTGTTGAAATAATCTTCAACGATGGAGTGATACTTTGTTCCTCTATTAGTAGATCGTTTGGAGATGTTGTTTGCTTTCTCCTCACCAACACGAGCTCGCCACCTGGCGATGCCCGCTACCTTATCTTTGTTGTTGCTAATCACAGTGGTGACAGATGGAAACTTATCTCCTGTAGGTGTGAGGTAAACTCGTTTGCCATCCACCATCTCAGCAGACATTTCAATAGGATCTAGTCCCACATGATTAAACAACTTCATAGACCCAGATTGATTTTGTTGATGATATAAGACTTGACAAGACCAGAACGAACGATGTCCTCAATACCAAATTCAATTAGCGAGAACTCATCCATGTTCTGTAGGATGCGTTGGAAGTCCAGGATACCTGAACGCTCAGAGATCTTTTGGAGGTCAGTCTGAGCAGCATCACCACAGAAGATGATCTTGCTGTCCTGTCCAACACGAGTGATGATACTATCCAGTTCGTGGAAGTTCAGGTTTTGACACTCGTCAATGATAACAATACAATTATCAAGAGTGGTGCCACGAATGAAACTGGTAGACCAGAACGAAATAGTTTCCTGTGCCTTGAGATTATCATAGAGCATCTCAAAACTATTATCATCAGGCATCTCGAACATGGACTGAACCATGTTCTTGTATGGTATCTGATAGAGAGAAGACTTGTCCTCATGGTCACCAGGAAGGAAACCAATCTCCCTAGTAGCAACCAGAGAGCGAACGATATAGACTTTCTCATAAGGACTATACTCATTGAGCACATCCTTGAGTGCCTTATAGAGAGCAACGAATGTCTTACCAGTTCCTGCTACACCATAGGCATAGATCATCTGACCTTTGTCCCACTCATCAAACATCACCTTCTGATTTTCAGTAAGTGGTTCGATGGGGATCATGTATGCCTCATCAATAGGCTTACGACGCTTGCGTTGCTTAGCAGTCATACCTTGTCCAGGTGCTTTAGTAGTCTTCTTTCTTGGTGGCATATGATTAACGA